GTACGCCTTTGATTATTTGCACCAACTCAAGTGCAACATCAAGAACTATTACAACAACCGCAGCCACTGAAGCAAACAGCATATCATTTAGAGTAACTGCGGGGACAGGAACTTTTGGCATTACATCTGGTAGCAGCGTAAAAGATTTGGACTTTACTGACGGTACAAACCCCACCGGATATGCAGGCACTCTTGGCAACTCCTCAATAACTATTTATGGAAATTTCAAAGCCTCTACCGGAATGACCCGTACAGCGGGCGCTCAAGCATACACATTCGCCGCCACATCGGGCACAAAGACAATCAACACCGCTGGTGTGACGTTTGATAACCCGTTCACCTTTAACGGTGTAGGTGGCACTTTTCAGCTTCAAGCCACACTGACTTCTGGTGCAACCCGCGCCTGTACATTAACCAATGGCACATTGGATTTGAACGGCTATACCGCCATGTTTGGTAACTTCTCCTCCGCTAACTCCAACATTCGTACATTGGCGTTTGGGGCGACTGGCAAATTAGTTCTGACGGGGATAGGCACCATTACCATTTACACCACATCAACTGCGACCAACTTAACTTTAACCGGTTCGCGGCGCGTCGAAATTACTGGCGCTGCGATTGCTGGTGGTACAAGATCAATCTCTGGTGGATTAGTATCAACGGGCGGCGGTTCTGCGGCGAATGCGGTGGATTTTTTTATAAGCGCTGGTGCTGATTCAATCAACTTAGGTACAGCGAACCGTGCGTATAGAACAATTGACTTTACCGGATTTTCTGGAAGTACATCCGTCAACGTAGCTCCTCAGCTTTACGGCTCATTGGTATTATCTTCCACCATGACGGTATCTGGCAGTTCAAACATTTGGGTATTTGCGGCAACCGATGCACAGACAATTACAACCAATGGCGTGACATTAGATGCCAGCATTACTTTTGACGGTGTTGGTGGAACGTGGGATTTACTAGACGCATTAACTGCTGGTGCAACTCGCACCTTAACGTTAACAAACGGCACATTTAAAACCAACGGATTTTCTGTTTCTGGTGGGGCATTCTCCTCTAGCAATACCAATGTTCGCACCTTAAACCTTGGCGCAAGTACAGTTACCCTTGCTACTAGCGGTACGGCTTGGGATATTACCGACCCAACCAATCTTACGTTTACCGGTGGCACCTCTTCTTTACTGTTTACTGGCACAACAAATACCGTTACATTTCAGACAGGCGGTTTAACATATTACAACGTAACAGCGCCAGATTCTGGATATCGTTTTGATGTTGTTGGAAGTTCCACATTTAATCAATTTACTGCGTCAAACTCATCTACGCTTGCTGATAAACCAGTTAGATTTAATACGAATCAAACTTTTGGTACATTCACCGTTACGGGTGCAAGTGGTAATTGCAGGGTGTTGATATTTGCCAATCCCACAATAGTTGGCTCTCAAATTACACTGACTGCTACTTCGGCATCTTTTGTTGATGTTGACTTCCGAGATATTGCTGCTGCTGGCGCAGTAATTCCTTGGTCTGGTACTAGACTAGGGGATTATGGCAATAACACAAATATTACTTTTGGCGCTGGAAAAACTGTTTACTGGAATAAGGTAGCCGGTGGTAATTGGGGGGATAACGCTTGGGCGCTGACAAGTGGTGGAGCAACATCAACACTGAACCAACCTTTGGGGCAAGACACCGCTGTATTTGACAATACAGGTTTAACCGCAGGCAGTACGGTTGTAGTTGGAAATTATGTGGCTGGTGGTTTAAATTGCTCAGGTCTAACCAATGCGCTAATAATTCAAACTGACGCAACGTATTTAGCTCCGGGATTTTATAAAGATGTAGTTTTAAGTTCTGCTGTTTCATTTACTGGGACAACCAATATTAGCTTTTCATCAAGAGCTACAACACAAAATGTAACCAGTGCTGGAGTTAATTGGGCTTGCGGAGTCACTTTTAATGCAACGGGCACTGTTGTTCTTGTAGATAATTTAACTTCAGACGATGCAAGCTTTACAAGTGGATCAATCAACCTAAACGGCAAGATACTTGCCTGCAATACTTTTAGCGGGACGGGGACAGCTACCCGTTCCATCGCCTTCAACGCCGGAAACATTGCCGTCGCTGGCAACAACGCAACAGTGTGGTCTTGTGCAGACCTGACCAACTTTAGCTACACCGGAACGCCTACGGTGAACTTTACCTACAGCGGAAGCGTTGGCATTCGCACGATTGCCAATGGAAATACTGCAGGCGCAACTGAATCTAATGTGGTGGATATAAATGTTTCGGCAGCTACTGATACATTTACGTTTTCAACTAGTTCTTCCTTTAGGAATTTAATTTTTACTGGCTTTACTGGGCTTACTACCTTAGGTAATTCTTCGTTTATTTACGGCAATGTGACTTTATCTGCGGGGCTAACAATATCCGCAGGAACAGGTCTATCTACCTTTGCCGCCACCTCTGGAACAAAGACCATCACCACAAACGGGGTGACGATTGACAGACCACTTGCGTTTGATGGTTTTGGTGGGTCATGGCAGCTTGGTGATGCGCTGACTATGGGTGCAACAAACGGAACTTTGTATTTTTATCGTGGCACATTCAGTACAGCAAACTATGCCGTTACAGCCGCCCGTTGGTACTACGACTACATTACGATTCTTGGCACGGTGGTGTTCAATCTTGGCTCAAGCACAATTACATTAATTGGAACGCAGGCCATTCCTTGGCAAATGGGCAACGCAGGGCCATTAACTGTTAACGGTGGCACATCCAACATTGTATTTAACAGCACTGCGGCTCAAGCTAGTCTGAACCCCGGCTCCAACGTAAACAACACATATTACAAAGTCACTCAGGCCGGTACAAATGAGTTGGTGATAAATTATTCAATCACCTTAAATGAATTGCAGAATACGGCGCAACCCACAACAATATCTTTTGTTGACGGTTTTACTTGCACTGTGGATAAATTCAATGTGTCGGGCACTGCTGGCAATCTTGTCACACTCAAATCAAAAACACCGGGATCGCAATTCACGCTTGCCAAGAGAACTGGCGGCAAAGTGCTGGTCAGCTACTGCTCAATCACAGACTCTGCTGCCACCCCTGCTGGATATTGGTTCGCTCCAACATCCCAAGGCAACGTGGACGGCGGCAACAACACCGGCTGGAACTTTGGCTCAACTGGTGGTGTCACCAGCGGCTTCTTTCCTTTTTTCTAAAGAGCTTATTTATGGAACATATTGATCCTGTTGAGTATGGAAAACTTATCAGCACTGTAGATACCCTCAGTAAAAAGGTAGACAGTATGGATGCCGACATAAAGAAACTACTAGCTTTGGCTAATCAAAGCAAGGGTGGTTTTTGGATGGGTATGACCATAGCTTCATTGTTTGGCGGCGTTCTCACCTTTGTTGGTGAACGTCTGTTTCGTTAATGTTGGTAGAACTCGCTGCCGCCAATGCAGCCTTTGCTGTCATCAAAGAAGCAGTGCAGCATTCTGGTGACATTATGTCTGCGGGTCAGGCGTTGTTCTCATTCTTTGATAACGAAGCTGCTTTACAGAAAAGACTGACTAACAAGTCAGGCTCTTCAGTCAACACAGACTTGGAAGAGTTTGCTGCATTAGAACAAATTAAAACACAGAAGGCAGAGCTTGAAAGATTGATGACCTATCATGGTAGAGCAGGACTGATTGATGATTGGCGACTCTTTCAAGTGAAGGCTGCAAAGCGTAGAGAAGAAGAAAAGCGTGAAGCTGCTCTTGCTAAGGTTCGTCGTGCTAAGAAAATTGCTGAAGCATTTTGGCTTACCTGCTTAGCTGTTGTCTTAGCTTGCTTCGTCTATTTTGGTGCTCTTGTGTTTGAACTGTTTAGGAATAGAGCATGAGTAAGAGACTTGAAGAAGCATCGGCATACAACCAGTTTGACATGGATCATGACGGTATTGTCACTGACGTTGAAATAGAACGCAGTGAAAAGATATTGCAGATTGAGAACATGGACAAGCTGGCAGACCAGCAACGCATCATGGCATGGGCTGCATTGTTCTTGCCCTTTATGTTGATTGTGTTGCTGTCTTCTGGCTTTGTTGAATCGTCTAAGATTCCTTTGATTGTTGGATTGGCTACAACCTTCTCTGCTTCTATGGGTACTGTTGTTGTTGCGTTTATGGCAGCAACAGCATACGTTCGTGGTAAGATGTCGGATATGCCTAGACCACCTATGCAGATGCCACCACCTCCTATGCCTCGGCCACCGATGCCTAGCCCGTACCGACAGGACCATACGTTATGAACTGGATAACTATTGCCATAGCTGTTGCCACCTTCATTGGTGGTTTCACCATTCAAGGCTGGCGTATGGATGCAAAGATTGCTGAGATTGAAAGCGCCAATGCTGCTGCTGTGGTTGCAGCCACTGCTGAGGTCGCTCAAGAAGCTAAACGTTTACAAGGAAAGAAAGATGATGCCCTTAAAGCTGCTCAAGAACAAACTCGTAAGAATGCTCTTGCTGCCGATGCTGCTCGTATTGAGCTTCACCGGGTGCGCATCGAAGCAGACCGTGCCACCGCCGCCATCCCTACAGCTACCTGCACCTCCGTTAAGCAATACGCAGCAACCGTCACGTCCGTATTCGGAGAATGTACAGTTGCTCTTGAAGACATGGCAAGAAAAGCTGACGGCCACGCCGTTGATTCAAAAGCCTTGACCGATGCTTGGCCTACTAATAAGGAAACAAAATGACAATGCTAACTAATAACTTCTCTCTACATGAGATGATTAAGAGTGAGACTGCCATCCGTAGAGACATGGACAACACACCACATAGCGATGAAGTTGTACAGAACCTAACCATGTTGTGTGAGCAAGTGTTGCAACCATTGCGTGATGTATATGGTGTTGGTATTAAAGTTAACAGTGGCTATCGTAGCCCTGATGTAAATGCTGCTGTTGGTGGTAGTCGCACTAGCGATCATTGCAAAGGGCAGGCTGCTGACATTGAGATTCCCGGTGTTGCTAATGCAGATCTTGCACAATACATTGCAGACAACTTCAACTTCACTCAGTTGATTTTAGAGTTTTACACACAAGGTGTACCAGACAGTGGATGGGTACATGTATCATACGATAGTAATAATTTAAAAAAACAAGTGATGACAGCAGTTCGACAAAGTGGTAAAACTGTATATCTTCAAGGTTTGGTAGCTTAATAAAGGTAAGACATGGCTGAAAATTTCACACAGAAACAAAAAGAAATCGTAGCTCGTAAACTAGGATATGACGGTCCTATGCAGGGCTTTGATGACTTCATTAATTCTTCACCTGCATTGGGTATGAAGTATGCTGCGATTAGTGACAAGTTTGCTACACGCATGGCGAAGGGTGGTGTTGTTCCTGAGAAGCGTGGATATGCTGAAGGTGGTGTTGTTACATCAACTGCTGCTAGTCGTTTTTTAGATTCTCTTAGATCAAAGTATGAATCTGGAGCCTATGATGATGATCTTGTTAGACTAAATGCAAGGCAGTTGGGTATATCTGAAAATCAACTATCTTATGCACTAGGTATGCCTATTGATGAAGCGAAGCGACGATTTAATCCTGCATTACCCAATAGTTATGCCGTTGCTTTTTTGGATCAGCTTCCTACTTTAGTTAAAGATGATACTAGGGGTGATGCTAACCTTGCAGCAAACCTGAAATATTATAATATATCTAACGAGCAGGCGGCAGCAAAACTAGGTATTCCTCTTTCTGTAGTACAGCAACGATTTGCAGCAAACACTACACCTTCTACAACTAGCAATGTTATAGGTGGTGTTATAAGCACAACTGGTGGCACTACTACAGGTGGTACAACTGGTGGCACTACTACAGGTGGCACAACTGGTGGCACTACTACAGGTGGTACAACTGGTAGCACTACTACAGGTGGCACAACTGGTGGCACTACTACAGGTGGCACAACTGGTGGCACTACTACAGGTGGCACAACAACCCTATCACCTGAACCACCACCATTAGTCGGACCTCCACCAGCACCCGCAGCACCCGCAGCACCCGCATCGACTGTAACAACTGAACAACCTTCGACATTTACAACTACACAACCTGTTGTTGGTAACACAACTGGTGGTACAACTACAACACCCACTGCTACTACAACTGGTGGCACTGTATCTGGTGGTGGTACATTTACAGCACCAGCCATTGCGGGTGCTCCCGCTACACCGATTGCTTCAAGATACACTGCTGCTCAAACTACAGTTACACCAGTTAGTGCGCCAGTAACAGGTGCTGCACAGTCTGCAACGGCTGCTCAAATTACAAATGCTGCGGGTGTTAGTGCGCCTGCCCCCATTGAGTCTGCTGATGCCACTACACAGGCTACACAGCCTACTTTGACAGCAGCACAGACTGGACAACAAGCAGCAACAGGCACTGTCTCTGAGGGTGCCACTGCTGAAGCTGCACAGGGTACAGTTTCTCAAGGTGCAACCGCTACAGCAGCCGCAGCACCAGAAGCTGCCGAAGTGACAGCACCTCCAGATTTACAAGCAACATCTGCACAAATGGCTACAGCAGCCACTGCCGCTGATGTTGGTGGCCCCACTGTGGCTGAAGCTGAAACAACAAATGCTCAGTTTGAAGCAAAAGCTGCACAGCTTGGTATCACTCCTGAAGCACTGGCTGCTACAGGCTACACACTCGGTGCTGCCAATGCTGCTGAAATGGAAAGAAACATTGTTGAGCAGGCTGCACAGGCTGGTCCGGCTGAACAAGCGGTGACAGCACAAGCTACTCCTGCTACCCAAGTTAAAGCTGCTACGCTTACAAGCGCCACACCACAGGCTGCTGCTGCCACTCAATTTGAGTTAGACAACACACAAGTTGCTCAAGCCACCACAACTGCTGTACAAGAAGCAGCTAACGCTGGTGTCATTCCTGAAGCCATTGCCGCCACCACTGCTGCACAGTCTACAGCTATTGCAGCACAACGCACAGTGACACAACAAGAACTGCTTGATGTATCTAAGCAGAACTTGGAGCTTAATGAACCTGTACAGGCTGTTGCTGCAACAATGACATCATTGAATGCTGCTGCTGTTGCCACTGCACAGCAGGGTAGTTTTAGTCAATCATTGGCAACAGCACAAACTGGTTCAGTGAGTGCAGCATCCACTGTTGCTGGTCAGATGGCTACGTTGATGGCACAGTTTAATAACGGCACCCCTGCTTGGGCTGCTGGTGCCATACGTGCAGTTAATGCTGCTATGGCTGCTCGTGGTGTCGGTTCAAGTTCTATGGCTGGTGCTGCTATTATTCAAGCTGCTATGGAAAGTGCAACACCTATTGCTACTGCTGATGCTCAAACGTTTGCTCAGATGGAAATGACCAACTTGAACAACCGCCAGCAGGTGTCATTGGTTAATGCTGCTGCTATGCAGAACATGGACTTGACCAACTTGAACAACCGCCAGCAGGTTGCTTTACAAAACAGCAGCAATGCTTTTGCTTTGCAAACACAGAGCTTGAGCAACCAACAAGCTGTTGTATTGGCTAATGCTCAAATCAAAGCTGCTGTTGCTGAAAAGAACTTGGATGTTAAAACTCAGGTTGCTCTGACCAATGCTGCTCGTTATGCTGAAGTGAACAACATCAACCTTAACAACTCACAGCAAGCTTCATTGCAGCGCTCTGCTGAGAACATTCAAATTGATTTGACAAAGCTGAGTACATCTCAACAAACTGCCTTGTCCAATTTACAAGTTAGGGCTGCTCTTGTTGGACAAGAACTTTCCAATGATCAACAAGTTGCGATGCTTGAAAGCACTCAAGCTTTTGAAGCAATGAGACTTTCTGTAACTACGAAGCAACAAGCGTTCATGCAAGATGCTCAGGCTAATGCTGCCCTCAAAGGTCAAGTGTTGTCTAACCAACAGCAGACTCAATTGTTTAATGTGTCATCCATCTTGGAAGAACGTAAGATTAATCTGTCCAATGAACAGCAGGCATTGCTTGTTAATAGTTCAAACAAGATGCAGATTGATGTTGCCAACTTGTCTAACCGTCAACAGACAGCATTGGCTAACTTACAAGTTAGAGCTTCGTTGCAAGGTCAAGAACTCACCAATGAACAACAGATGGCAGTGTTGCAAAGTACACAGAACTTTGAAGCTACACAGATTGATGCATCTGCACAGCAACAAGCGTTCATTGCAACGTTCAATGCTGATGCTGCCCTCAAAGGACAGGTGTTGTCTAACCAGCAACAAACTGCTTTGTTCAATGTATCGTCTGCTTTGCAAGAACGTGGTTTGAAGTTCAATGCTGAACAACAAACAAACTTGTTCAACACCACAACAGCGTTGCAACTTGAGACAACCAACTTGTCTAACAAGCAACAAACTGCTTTGGCAAATGCACAGATTGAGGCTGCACTGAAAGGTCAAGAGCTTAGCAACAAACAGCAAGTGAACATCACCAACGCTGCTCGTGTTGCTGAAGTGGCTAACGTCAACTTCACAGCAGATCAACAGAACGCTCTTGCTAACGCACAGTTTATTCAGCAGATCAACTTGGCAGATCTCAACAACGAGCAAGCTACAGTGTTGGCTAACGCTGCTACATTTGCTTCGATGGACATGGCAAACTTGAATGCTCGTCAACAAACTGCTGTACAGAATGCTCAGGCTTTCTTGGCAACAGACATGAAAAACTTGGACAACAAACAACAGATGGCTGTGTTGAAGAGTCAACAGACGGCGCAGTCTATTTTGTCTGATGCTGCTGCTGCAAATGCTGCTTCATTGACTAACGCAACTAATGAAAATGAAATTGAAAAAATCAATGCTACACTGGCTTTGACAGCAAATCAGTTTACCGCTGCTGAGAAGAATAAAATATCTTTGGCTAACATGAATTCTGCAAATGAAATCATCAAGTTCAATACTCAAGAAGCTAATGACCGTGCTGAGTTTAATTCACGTCTTAGTGCAGAAATTAATATAGCCAACACTAAAATCTTGGCTGAAGTTTCTACAGCTAACACAGCCGCTGTTAATGCAGCCAATGCTGTCAATGCTAAGAATGCTACAGACTTGTCTGCTTCTACTTATGCCCAACAGAGTCAGACTTACAGAGACTTGTTATCACAATCATTCAATGCTGGTGAAAATGATAAAACCCGCATTGTCAATCTAGCAATTGCATCTGTTCAGAAAGATGTTGCTAATATTACGGCTGACGCTAATGAGAGTAGTAGTTGGGGTGAACTATTTGTTGAACTTATAAAGACAAGGTAAAGGATTAAAATGCAGCATATTAAAAATTACATGAGTAAAATTGAAGATATAATTTCTTCGCGTGAAAAAGGAACAACTAAAACTAAAGAAGCTAAAGGATTGTTAGCACCAACAAAGCCTTCCGAGTCTTCTCAAAAAAATGAGTTAGATGTTATTGCTAGTTTTGTACAAAGTATTCGACAGTCACGAGAGGAAATGAAGAATGGCTAAGCTTAATCCTGTTGATTTTATTAAACCTGTACCACCCGGTATTTCATGGACAGACAGCCCACGATCAAGACCTTATAATAGACCACCCAAACTTGTTAAAGTTAATGAGGTTGCTCAGTGGTATATAACTAGACTATCGTCTGCTAATATAATTAATTTTACCGTTGATGCAATTGAAACCGGTATACCTTTGGCAGCACTTGCTAACGCAATGATGTTGTCGGGTGTCGCTTCTGGTATTCATACGATTGATGCAGGCATCTTGGTTATCCCTGTCATTGTTGAAATGTTAAAAACTACTGCTGAACTTCAAGGTATTAAATATCAAGTGTTTGAAGAAGACGCTGATACTGGCGTTATTCCTGATCGTATAGTGAGGAGGGTGATGAAAAAAGCTTCATCCGAAACTACTAAAGAAGTTGTTGAACCTGAAGTGGAACTATCAGGTTTAATGGCTCGTAAACCTAAGAAGATGGAAGGTGTGTAATGGGATTCAAATTTAGTTCATTCGCTGCTGGTGCTGCTAAAGCCCTTACAGACACTCTCAAAAAAGATGAAGAAGAAGCAGTAAAGATTGGTGTGTTTGGTGTCAAGGCTCTTAAAGAAAACTATGACAAGATGCAAGCTGAAAATCTTAAACTTGAAAATAAGTTGTTGAAGAACAAAGAAATACTAAAGACCTTTGATAGCACAGCCACAGACGCTGAATTGTTTGCTGCTGCCACTAATGATGCTTTCATGGACATGGCAGTTAAGGCTGCTCAAGCCAATCCTGCTAGTTTTAGAGTTGGTGATTATGTAAAAATCAGAGAAGCAAATCCATCTAACCGATCCTTTGAAGAATCAATGAAGGCATACACCACTATTCCTGAAGTTTCTGGGGCTGCTCGACAGGCTGAGGGTAATGTTGCTCCACAGAAACCAGAAGGTTTTTTTGGTATTGGTGCGTTGCGCAACCGAGTATCTGAACGTGCAGGCTCCAAAGCAGAAGAGCAGACAGCAAAGGCTATGGGTGTTTCTCTTGAGCAGCTTCGTGGTGCTTCTGGAGCTAGACGACCTGAGCTTGATACTGGTGCAACCTTTGATATGGCTAAGTTTCAGAAGGAAAAAGGATGGGATGAACAAGAGAAAGATGCCAAGCTTAGTTTGTTGAAAGCTCAAAGGAGTGGTGATACTGATGCCATCAATCTAGCAAAAGCTGACGTTGAGATAATTGGCGGCATTAAAGAAATGTTGACATCTGCCCAACAGCAGTTTGCTAACAAGGTTGCTGACATTAAGAATCGTTACATGTTTGGTACACCTGAAGAGCGTAAAGCAGCCAAGCCTGAATACGATAAACTCATGTCAGACATTCGCGCTGAAGCAATGGCTAAGAAGGTTGACAAGGGTGATGAAGGTAAGATTCCTGCGTTGGGTGCTTTGAACACATTTACTTCTGCTGCCGTTGCTCGTGCTGTTGCTGCTAAGCATGGCGACTTGGTTAAGTCTAAACAACTTGCCATTGTTGAGAAGGCAGACGGTAGTGTTGGTATTGACTACATTGGTGACAATGAAACTCTTCGCCGTCAAATCTTGGAGACACAGGCTAACGCAGCTAAGAACTCTTTGTCGCTTTACACAGACGCTCAAGGTAAACCGTTCAACCGCGATGTTGCAGCGGTGTTGAACTCATACACTTCTGTTGTTCCTTCTGTTGTTCGTCAAGACGGTGCCGCACCTGCTGCTGCTGGACCACAACCTGCTGCGAAACCTACAGTGCCTACACCTACAGCAAATCTTCGTAGAGAAGCTGAAGCTGCTATTGCTAAGGGTGCTGATCGCGCTGCTGTTGCTAAACGTTATAAAGAACAAACCGGTCAGGAGTTTTAAATGGGAATGTTTGATGACTTGCTTCCATCTACGGGTGGAGGTAGCGCCTTTGCTGATTTGATTCCATCCAGCGGTGGTTCTTTTGATGATCTTGTACCATCAAAACCAACACCCGTAAAGCCTGAAGTGGATCTAACAAAGCCTGCGTTTGCTGCTCCACGTCAACGTGCTACAGAGCTACAGAAGGTTCAAGCTGCTGCTGTTGAAGAACGTGCTAAGCCTGAAGCACCTAAGTTTGAATACAAAGAACTCTACACCAATCCTGACTTGTTCAAGATTGTTCAAGACTACAACAAAGTTGCCACTGGTAAAGAGTATAAAGAAGGTGAAGACAAGGAACAATACGTTGCTGGCTTCATGTCCAACTTACGTGGTCAAGAATGGAACACCTTCTCAAACATTGCAGCACTTAACAAACTGAAGAACTCACCCATGCCTGATCGTGAGAAGTTGGCGTTGGGCAATCGTTTGTTTGATCAAGTTAAAGACGCTACAGAAAAAGGTGGTCAACCCGGTGCTGCACCATTCATTGACATTGCAAAGTCTGCATTGACTGACTTGACCAACTACATCGGTTTTGGTGTTGCCACTGGTCTGAAGAAGGTTGCAGCTAAGGAAGCAACAAAGGCTGCAACAGCTTCGTTGTTGAAAGCTACACCTGCTGCCATCACCGCCGCTACGATGGGCACTGAAGCTATTGTTGGTGCTGGTCAAAACGTTGCTGAGCAAAAGAAAAAGCAAGCTGTATCTACTGCGTTAGGTGAAACACCTGAAGACTTGGACGCTACACAGATTGGTGTTGCTGCTTTGATTGGTTCTGTTGGTGGCTTCTTTGAAGCTAAAGGTGCTATGGCTGTACCCGCCGGTAAGACTGGCGCTGAACAACTCACTGACATCTTGAAGAAGAAACAAGCATCGCCTAAAGATCCTAACGCACCTGTCACATCTACTGAGCGTATATTGGTTGACCCTGTCACCGAGAACATGGACAAGGTTGTCGAAGACTTCATCAAAATTGAAGGTCGTCGCATCTTAGACGAAGTCAATCCTGCTACAGCATTGACTGATGCAAAGATTCAAAAGGATATGTCTGCTCGTGCTGTTCGTGTAGCAATGCACGTCATTGATCAAGACCCTACATTCCGTCTTAAACCCAATCAACAAGTAAGCTCTGCAATCAACGAAGTGTTCTCCAACTTGGACAACGTCAATGATGCTGTGCTGGAACAAGCCATTCGTAAAGAAGGATTGACACCAGACGACTTTGCCAAAGCAAACAAGATGACTGTGTCAGAAGCTGCTCAGGTTATGCAGCAATACTCTGCTGCATCTAAAGTGCTCAAGCGCATGACAGAGATTGATCCAGAGTTTAAGAAGCAAGTTGATGCTTTGTTTGAGAAACCTGACAGTCAAGTGTCAGCACTTGGTCGTGTTGGTCAAGCTGTCCAAACTCTTGAGCGTGAATCTAAAGCTTGGGTTGTCTCTGGTATTGGAACCACTGTTCGTAACATTATCGGCACAAGCGTTGGTCTAACATACAATTCTGCTGCCTCGCTTGTTGAAGGTGCAATGTACACTGTTGGTCGCACACTGGATGGTGCTGCTAAAGGTCAACGCCTCACTACAGCTATGCGTAGTCTTGGTGACACAATGAGTGATGCATTCAATGTGTACGGCTACATGGCAAAGGGTGGACTGTCCACTGAAGTGACAGACACTTTGTTGCAACACAACCCTGCATTGCGTAACAACATCTTGAGCGCTACACAGGAAAGCTCAACCAATGAGATCTCTCGTGCTGCACAGATCTTCAACAGCTTGAACGTTGCACAGGATGCCTTCTTCCGCAAAGCCATCTTCAACGCCTCTGTTGAGAAGCACATGCGCCGTGCTGGTCTGGACATGTACGAAACAATTGGCGCAGGCAAAACCATCCCTGCATCAATCTTGCAACAAGCTACAGATGAAACTCTGAAGGCTACATTCTCCTACACTCCAAAGGTGCAGAAGAAGGGCATTCAAACCTTTGAAGCTGGTGCAGAAGCTGCGGGTAACTTGTTCGTTAAGGCTGCTGAGTTTCCCGGTGGTAGCTTGATTGCTACATTCCCACGCTTCATGTCTAACGCCATTGCTTTCCAATATCGCTACAGCGTCTTTGGTGCTATGTCTGGTGCAGAAGATTTGGCACAGGGTGCATTGTTGAAAGCTGCTGGCTCTTCTGGTGGTGAGGCTCTTATCCGTAAAGGTCAAGAGAACATTGCGAAGGGTGTTGTCGGTACTGCTGCATTGGCTGCTGCATATGACTATCGTTTAAACAATCAAGACACTGAGTGGTACAACATGAAGAACGATGATGGTTCTACTGTTGACACACGTGCCATCTTCCCATTGGGTCCAACACTGGCTGTTGCTGACTTTATGGCTAAGCGTAAGATGGGACTGGAGCCAAAGACCGCCGAAGCTGCTGAAGCAATCATCGGTATGAAGATGCCTGCTGGTACACAGAACCAATTCCTTGATCAAGTGTTTGCTGCATTCTCTTCTGAAAAAGAAGCAGACAAAATTGAAGTTGCTGTTGGTAAAGCCATTGGTGATTTCACTGCTCGTTTCTCACAACCGTTTGTGTTCAAGAGTGCATACGAATTCTTTGATCTGTTCCGTGAAGAAGGTGCTATTCAGCGTGACCCCAATGTCATCAAGTCTGAAGGCACAGGTGATCGCATCTTGGAAGCTGCTACCAATCGTGTGCAGTCTAAGCTACCAGTTGTCAAAGAGCAACTTCCAGAAGCTGTTCCACGTCTGCGTGAAGGTCCAGTGTACAAAGAAGGTGAATTCTTCTACAGCTTGATTGGTGTACGTGAGACACCTAAGAAGACTCCTGCTGAACAAGAAATTACACGACTTGGTATTGACCCATACAAACTGTATGGTCCATCGTCTGGTGATCGTGAGTATGATCGTACCTTTGTTGAGTTTGCTAACCCGATGGTTATTAAGGCTATTGAACGCACCACAGCAAACGAACGCTACCAAGCACTGTCACCCACAGAACAGAAGCTTGCACTGACAAACGTTGTGCGTGACGTTACAGGCATCGCTCGTGACAAGACAGACGGTAAGTTCATGTCTGAAGATATTGTCCGTGTCAAGAAGATGCAGTTTGATAAGCTGTCACAAGATCAACGCAAGGTGATCAACGAACGTTATGCTAAAGATAACAACGGTGTCACTCTGGAAGAAGCTAAAGACTACAAAGCTGTTGATAAGTACAACGCTATGTTGGGTAACTTAGCCTTTGCAGCAGGTGGTCTTGTTCCTGCATTTGCCACAGGTGGTTTTGCTGCCAAAGCTATTGGTAAGAAGATTGCAGGTCAAGCCGCAGAGTCTGTGTTAGACACAGCTAAAAAACTGAAGGCTGCTGCACCAGTTGAAGATGTTGCCATTGATGACATTATCAGCAAACGATTGTCTGAACCAACAACATCACCTGCAATTGACCAGACAGCAAACATGTTGATGGGTAAGAAGCCTGTGTTGACTAAGCCTGCAACAAAGCCTCTGCAAGCCCCTACAGCAGCACCAAAAGAAGAAGTGCTGCCTACCACACCAGTAAAAGATATAGAGGCTCCTACGCCTTCTAAACAAGCTGATGAGTTTGATGACATTGATTACGAAAATCAAATGTACAACGAAGATCCTACGTTGAACATGTCTTATTCTTTTGATGATCTGCCTGATGCCGATCCTACTATTGTAGGTAAAGGTGTTGTCGGTGTACCAATTGACAAGTTCACCAGTATTGGTGGACCTGACGGTGCAATTAATATTGTTCGTAAAGAACGCACTGAAGCCTTTGATAAACTGCGGGGTGATCCAGACTTTCTTGACTTTGATGACAGTGTGTTGTCTACAGCGCTGGCAAAGTATCGTGAGAAAGATTCAACTCGGATGAGTGAGTTGATGAATCTACCAAAAGAAAGGGTGAGTCCTTTCTATGCTCCAGAGTTTGACATTGAAAAAGCAAACAACGATCAGTTCAATGTGTTCTTTAAGATTGCAAACGCTGAACAGAAACGACTTGATGATTTAAGAACTCGCTATAAAGGGCGACCACCTGTCCAGCTATTTCACGGTCAAGAAGAAGGAACAAAGGTATTGCAGAATCTTGTGAAGAAAGGTTTTGCCTCACCACAAATTGATCCACGTAAACATTCTGAGATGACTGTTGGTGCTCCATCATTCACTAAAGATCCAAACTTAAATGCATTGCTTCCAAAGTTTGGTGGTGAAGATGTTGGTGCGTATGGTGCAGTTAACTTCCCCTATGCTGATTACATATATCGCCGTGTCAATATGCCAGCAAAGACATATGACTTGGCTAACAAAGGCAGGGGAGGCGACCCGCTTGAAGCAATGTCGTTGTATAACAGAGCAATCACTGGAGCAGATGATAATGCTGTTCCGATTAGTCTTCCTAAAGGGTATCACCTTGAAAGCGAAGACATGTTTATTGAAGCAGATAAGTTGAAGAGAATGGGATTTGAAAGACCTGCTTCTAAAAAAGGAGATGTTGGTGCTCGTGAACAAATCACTAAAGCCATTTCAGAAAAGGATTTGACCACTACAAACCTTTCTAAAATTGGTGACTCTTACGAAGCATTCAAGCAAGGTGTTGAAGGTAAGCGTGTGTCTGAAAAAGACATATACAAAATGTACAATGATGTACGCACCTTGTTCAAGCAAGAGCTTTCTCGTTCAACAGGAACAGTAAGTGTTACAGGTGGTGCAGGTTCCAGATATGTCAACACTATTCGTACACTGGCTGAAGGTGATGAATTAACTGTACCCTTCAGAGATCTTCCAAGGGGAATGTCTATTGTTGACGTGCTAACAGATCTTGAAAAAGAAATGTCAAAGTTGGCAAAGAGAAAAGGCAACACTGTGCTTACAGAAAAGGCTGCAAACATTGCTGAAATGAAAGACTTGTTGTCAGGTATTCGTGAGCAAACCGTCAACAAGCTTGGTAGTGTTACACCCTCTAGTGTGAAAGCTGCGGGATACAGCAAAGGAAAGATTCCTGAAAGCAAGATGGGGCTTGCAACATCTGTCAAGGACTTACAAGAGAAAAAGAAAAAGCTGGTAGAGAAGGTGTCAAGAGAATGGGAAGAGGATGTGATTGACAGTCTCAGAGATCAAATCGAAAACATTGATGCTGACATCGCAGCTAAGAAAGAAGCCATTGGTCCATTGCAAAGTGAACGATCATTAAAAGATCAGGTCATGAAACTGACAGACAAGTTTGCAAAGGGTGGGCTTGCAATTCGTCGGTAGTTGTTTGTAAGTACCGACAAAATGAAAGGGGTAGCCGTTATAGCTACCCCTTTTGTTATGGCGAACCGAGTAGGAGTCGAACCTACAACCTACGGATTTGGAATCCGTTGCTCTGCCAGTTGAGCTACCGGAACGTGGAAATGGTATATCACGATTTCGTAATACGCGACAGGTTGTCGAAGTAGGCAGCGTCAAATCCACGTTGCCATTCTTTACCTGCCAAGCTGGTGGGATCGTAACTATTATTCAACCATCCACGACTAAAGGCGTAGTAGCCTTTATTGAACTGGATGCCGAGTAAATGTTGAGGACGTTTATTCATCTCCATAAGCCTCATCAACTTTTTTGACAATGTACTGGTGAGCAAGGATGGCTGCTACATGGGCGTTGCTTTCTTTGCTCGGTTGTTCAGGTTCAAACAAAATTTGAACAGACAAACTACCATCGTTGTCGTCGGTGAAGATGATGGTGGCTTTATTCGTTGACATATGTATGTCCTTTCAGTTGGTTGATTTTGAGGTTGTAGCAATCTGACTTCACAGTGTAGCCGTTGCTGGTATCTATTGTACCCTTCTTCATGAATACACTGTCAATCATATACTGTTGTTTTTTGTACACACCCAAGAACCAGCCTACAGAGAAGTCGTTCTTGACTCGCACGAAAGCATAGTAGTCACACTCTTGGGTTGTGTTCAGTCCAGCAATAGAGCACTCATAGGTGTCTAATGGTTTGACAGAGGTCTGCTTAGTCTTCACATCCACTGTCTTACCGTTGCACAGAATGAGGTCATAGTCATAGGTGTTGACAAGCACACCACCCATGACTTCTTTAGCGATGGCCTCACCTATAAAACCAGCAATATTGCCAGCCCCGTTGGTAATGCTATTGCGCAGCTTACCCATCTCTGCCGCTTTGTCTCTGGCAGTGACGAGCATGTCGCCTGTAACAACAACCTCAATCACTTCTTACCACCGATCAAATTCATATCACCAATATATATCTTGATGAATGGCAACAGGATGATGATGCCGACAAAGGCAAACAAACCGTTCTCAATTTCATCAGTGTCAGCGATGTGACAGATGTCTTGGTTGAATTCAATGTCAAGACCAATGCCTTGTCGCAGTTCGATGATTAACATACTATCCTTTTAAATTACAGACTAGCGCCGATCTCTACAAACTCAAACGAGAGTTGATAAAGATGTGCATAGCTTTGTTGTTTGATGAGCCAGTTCAGAAACTTATCTTGTGCTTCAGAGATGGTCATTGCTTCGACGTGCATTACACCCTTAAACATATTGTTTTGGCTATTATAGCTTACAATGAAGTGTCTCATGCTGCCTTACCCCACACATCGTCCCATGTACCAGTCTGAGCACCCTTGCTGTAGTCTGTAACCTTCTGCTCAAAGAAGTTGGTGTGTGATGTACCGAGCATCCCATCGACCCACGGTAAAGGATTCTTCTTAATCTTGTAGATGCCCTTCATACCCATAGAGATGAGGCGACGATCTGCAATGTAACGGATGTACTCTTTCACTTCTTCTTTGGTAAGTTTCTCAACTTCCACCATACCAAAAGCAAGATCAATGAACTGGTCCTCAAGAGCAACCATCTCCTTAGCAATCTCTTTAATCTGTTCAGGTGTTGTTTCATCTTGATGGTGTTTAACATATTCACGATAGACCTTTATCATTCCTTCAGCGTGCATAGTCTCGTCAAGGATGGACCAGCTAATGATTTGACCAAGCCCCTTCAGCTTACCGTTACGTGCGAAGTTGAGCAACATAACAAAGCTGGAGAACAATTGCATACCTTCACCGAAGGCAGAGATGACAGCAATCTTCTCAGCCACTGGTGCTGTGTTGAGTCGTTGCAGGTAGTCATGCTTCTCAAGCATCTCAGCATATTGCAAGAACTCATTGTAGGTTGACTCGGGCAACCCCAATGTTTCAATCAAGTGAGCATAGGCTGCAACGTGCAAAGCTTCACGGGCAGCAAACCCACTCATCATCATTCGCACTTCCGGTTGACGGAACAAAGGAATGTAATGGTCATGGTAGCCACTGCCAATGTCCAAGTCACCTTGTACAAAGAAGCGCAAGATCTTTGTCAGAAACTCCTGTTCATCCTTGTTCAGTTTCTTGTAGTCTTTAACGTCCTCTGACATAGGCACTTCAGTGTGCAGCCAATGAGACTGTTCGTGTTGCAGCCATGCGTCATAAGCCCAAGGAAACTTGAACGGTTTGAAGATGGTGCGTTCTTGTGTAATGTCGGCTTTAGTTTTTGTCATATTCATCCTTCGCAAGCTAAGCAGGTGTCACCATCTGCAATTTGTTTCAAATCAATTTCGTCTTCGATACGCTGACGTTTAATCTGCGCACCAACCTTATCTGCCTTCTTCACTTTCTCACTACGAAGATAGTACAGGCTCTTGAGTCCACTCTTCCATGCAAGGAAGTGAACGCTGTGCAGATACTTCACAGACACGTTAGCAGGGAAGAACAGATTCACACTCTGTCCCTGATCAATGTACCTCTGACGATCTGATGCAAGCTCAATCAACCAGCGCTGATCAATCTCCATTGCTGTCTTGTACACTTCCTTGAGTTGATCAGGGATGTTCAAGTGCTGTACAGAACCATCGTTGGCAATGATGGATGCCCATGTGTCGTCGTCATCCATACCAATCTTAGCAAGCTCAGCTTTGAGGAAGCGGTTCTTGTATACGAATGCACCAGACAATGTATCCTGACGGAACACGTTGGCACGGTAGGGTTCAACAGAAGGGCTTGTGTTGCCCATGATTAGGCTGCTGCTTGCGTTAGGTGCAATAGCAGTCCAATGACTGAAGCGACGACGAATACCACTGAGATGTGCATCAGGGCACTCACCACGTGATGTAACCAAAATAGCATCACCAATCGTGCATTGGTTGTGAATGTGTTTGAAGATTTCATTGTTGTAACTCTTGGCTAATACACCATCAATGGCAACGCCCTTCTTCTGCAAGAAAGCATGGAAGCCTAGTGTACCAATACCAATGCTACGCTCCATCATAGCGCTGGCACGAGCACGGGCAATAGTATCTGGTGCATTGTCAATAAAGTATTGCAGCACGTTGTCCAGCATCTCCATAACATCAAGGATAAACTGTTTGTCCTTTTTCCATTCGTCATAGTATTCCAGATTCAATGAAGACAAGCAGCACACGGCTGTACGTTTCTCGTTTGTTGGCAAGAATATTTCAGTGCAGAGATTGCTGCCGTTGATGGTGAAGCCTTTGTCTTTCAACCATGATGGCATAGCTTTGTTGGCTGTGTCAATGAAGATGAGGTAGGGTTCACCTGTCTGCATACGCAACTCAAGAATCTTTTGCCACAGATACTTGGCTGACACTGTCTCAACCACTTCACCATTGGCGGGGTTAATCAGGTTGAAACTGTCGTCAGCGTCATCATCTTTCATGCAGCGCTCAATGATGTTCATGAACTCGTCAGATATGTTGATGCCGTGATGCATGTTCAAGGTGCGAACGTTCTGATCACCAGTAGGTTTGCGCATCTCCAGAAACTGAATGATGTCAGGATGGTTGATGCTAAGGTAGGCAGCATAGCTTCCACGGCGTGTGCGCCCTTGGCGGTAGGCTAACGAACTAGCGTCATAGATTTTCAAGTGAGGCATAACACCAGTGGACTTGTCGTCGCTGTTGCGGATACCAACGTGAACACCAACACCACCACCCATCATAGAGAGCCAGTTTGTCTCCGAAAGATTATCGACCAAACCTTCTGCACTATCATCCATATAATTAAGAAAACAGCTAATAGGCAACCCGCGCTTAGAACGGCCAAAAGATAAGATAGGAGTAGAATAGCTGAGCCAATGTTTACTAGAGTAGTCATACAGTCGCTGAGCATGTTCTTGATTGCTTGCAAACGATGCAGATACGAATGCGAATCGTTCTTGAGGAGAGTGTTCATCATCTTTCATGTAGCTTTCTTTAAGACGCTGTAGTCCAAGTTCATCGAACAATGCGTCACGGGACAGGTCAACTTCAACCTTGAATGTCATGGGGTAATACCTTTGTGTTAAGAGGAAAAGAAAGCAGCCGAAGCTGCTTATGTGAGGGAGGGGTAGAAGTTATAACACTTAACGAAGATCACCACTGCCCTGTAAAGTACCATTGTCTTTTCTGCCCCACAGTTTTTGCAAATTGTGAATACATATTTCGGACATGGTGAATCCGTGGTCCTTGGCAACAGCAGCAACCTGCCACATCACATCACCAAGTTCTTTCTTGATGTGCATATTGTATTCTTCAATATCGCCCCCATCTCGGCGCAGCTTAGCAGCCTTACCTGCCACTTCACCAGCTTCAGCTACCAAGTTCAATAGAGCATACTCACGGTCTGCTGTAGGCAGTCGAAGCTTCATAGCTTCTGTTTGATATGTATCAATGTTCATTTAATCGTCCTTACCTTTATACCAAACGTTGCTGCTGCAACTACGAACAAAATAAGAACTGAAGCATGTACAATTGTTGGAGCTACAACAAGCCACCAACTCCAGTCGATGAAGCCTGTCAGTTTTAAACCAACAAACAGCACAGTCATTAAAGATAACAACATCATTGTTCTCCTTCGATTGGTGTGAACGACTTGCCCTTCTCAATTGCTTCAGTGAGACAGGCAACAAGGGCGTATCGAATTAGAAAGTCTTTGGCTTCATCATCAAGATTGACAGTGCAATCTGCCGAGCCGTCTTCGTTTTCTTTGATGCATTCAATTGTGATATTCATTTGAGTTCCTTAATATGGTCCAGTGTGATGTTCAACTGCATTGTAAAAATCAGACTCGAAAGTGTCAAAAACTTTTAACACATCGCCGTCATGTTTTTTTGCAAGTCGTACTTGATTGCAGAAGTCACTGATTAGATTGTGGTATGAAACAGCGCTGAGATACATCATGGCTTCATCGTTGTTTTCACATTCAATAGTGATTTGAATTGTCATTTCTTTTACCTTTCAAGATAATTTATTGCCCTTTTAAGAGCATCAGTGTCGTCTTTAATGACACCAAGAAACACATTACATGGTGAACAAAGAAGACCTCGCACCACCCCTGTAGTGTGGCAATGATCCACATGGAAGTGATAGGATTTATCAGACTGCTTAACATTACACACAGCACAGCACCCGTCTTGTTCTTCAAGTAAAGTATCGTAACCATCCAGAGTAATCCCGTATCTATGATTCAGGATGTAGCCTCTAGATAAAGATTGATACCCTTCTTTCTTTCGAGCATTCCGTTTAGTCTCTTTAACTTTTTCAGGGTTGGCTTTTGACCAACCTCGTGATGACTGTTTACGACAGTCTTTGCACCAGCTACTTAGACCCTGCTGCCTTCTTGCGTCTTTTGACATCTGCTCCGGCTGCTTCTCCATCTGACACTTTGTGCATCTTAGCAATTGTTCTCTCCTTTTTCTCAGCCTGTGTTTTCACACTGTGGCAACTGCGACACATGACTTGCAGATTCTCTATCTCACAGAAGATGCGGTTGATGAAATCATCCCAACTGATAAACCCCTTCTTAGGATCTACCACCGGTTTGATGTGATCAACCTGCACGTCAGAAGCAACATAGAGTTTCTGACAAACAGCACAGTTGTAATGCATTGCCATCTTACCAGTCTTTGCATTAACCTTCCTACCAACAAAGGCTTCCTTCAAAGCTTTGTACTTCGGAGGCCATCGTCGTGATGCCGCACGTAGGGCAGAGGTCACGAAAGATTTGAATCGTGCCTCTGTCCACTCACCACCATTGCGTTTCTTATCTGTCACTTGGTACAGCTTCAAAGGCAATGTTGGTCATGTCCAACATATTAGCAGGATCAATTAAGATGTTCTGCACAATGCCGCATACATCATCAACATCCAACGCAACGAAGTAGAAGGTGCTGTCTTCGTTCTCTTCCACCGCTACAACAAAGCCGTTCTCAGCATCAGTGATTGTTAGTTTCATTGCAGTCCTTCCACATCAACCTTGTTAAATGTAATGTCAGCATCAAGCCTACTCATGGCATAGATGATATGTTCTTTGACAGTGTCAACTAGGTAGTCTTCGTTGGAATACTCAGCACCCAAATCGTCAACATCAATTTCAGCTTCAAATGTCACGGTTACTTTTGTCATTGTGTTCTCCTAAATCAAATGCTACAAGGTAGAGCATACAACAAATGGCATGGGCAAGGTGATGCTTACCCGTTTCTGGATCGTTTGTTTCACCAGTGGTGTAGGCAGTGAGATGACGAAAGCCTGCATCAATGTATCGACGACGAGCATCAGGCACCTTCTTCCAATTATCAGGGGCATACTTCTTCGCACCGTAGGTAAGCACTTCAACAACCTGTGTCAGTGCCCTGAAGGGTAGTAAAGACCATTGCGGTTTACCGTTGTCGTATTTGACACCAGCAGTGGTCTTAGTAAACGCTACATAGTCTGGTCTAGCAGTCCAGTTGCTTTTAGGAGCGCAGCAAGTATCGCATGGTGATTTATCGCCGTCAACGTCACGGTAGATACAACTATCACATGTGTTCTTCATTGCACACCTCCCTCACACTTGGTGTTCTTGGTGAGCAAGGGAGACATACCATCACCGATCAATACCTGTCCCACAAGTTTTTCTGCTCTGTCTCTAAGTAGCTCAGTGAACTTGGCGCTCTCTTCCATCAAGGGAACAGCAGCAGCAAGGTAGCTGGCAACGGTGAGCAGACTCTTCATGTGTTCTTCGTCAAGGTCTACAGGACCAGCCATTGTCACCATCAATTGAAAGCTACCATCCCATTCAACACCATCAGTAATGATGGGTCGTAGCACTAAAGCTACGTCATTCTTTTTGAGGGGGGAATCCATGTTTGTCCTTCATGTCTACGTAAGAAAAGTAGATGGGCGTTCTCAACAACCCTATCTTCATTACCATCATAGGCTTCAACACAGCGTTGAAACAACTCTGCCTCATTCGTTGCCTCTTCCAACATCTTCTTAGCTTTGATGTTGCCAACGCCCCGAATACCTATGATGTTATCAGCAGCATCGCCTGTCAAGATTTGCATGTACAACCTCAGAAGTCCTACATTCTCAGTGATGTAGTAGGCTTCTCTCTTGACGAAGTTGTAGTGCCATCCTGCCACTTGATCCAAGTCTTTGTCCAATGAAACAATGACTCCATCGTCACCAAGCTTTGTAGCTTCAATGGCAATGGAGTCATCGGCTTCTTGACCGTCAGACATGTCAGCCTTCCACTCTTGTATCAGATGTTTACGCAGTGCTGCCAAATGCTTAGGCTTCACCTTGTCTGCTCTGTTGCCTTTGTAGGGGGCTGTGACAGCTATGTCGTTTCTGAAGTTGCCCTTGCCTGTGAGGAAGAGCTTCCATGAATCAACATAACCACACTTGTCTACACCACACATGAGAGTGTTGATGATGAGAGAGTCTACAGACCTGACAGCCTGTAGCTCATCCTCGTTCTCACATGCGGCTGCTGCGCGATACGCATATATATCGCTGTCCAGCAACGCTATCATTTACAGCACGTCTTCGTCGTCAGCAGAGATGTTGCCACCGCCTACGTACTCAACCAAGTCAGTGATGACCAACTTAGCCAACGAAGGGCTAACACCTTTCTTGTTCTTGTATGTCCAAGCGTAGCTGCCAATCATGCAGATTGCCTTGCTGCCGTTACCAACGTCTTCAACGATTTCTTCGTTGTCAGTATCGAAAGCTTTGATGGGACGCTGACTCTTACAGGTGATGTACTTACCCTGCTCAGGCTTCTTCTCAAGGTTTTCTTGCACAGAGATGCCCATGTCTTCCAATGCAGCCACTGCCTTGTCGGACAGGTTACACAGATCAACTGTGTATGCATCAGCCATTTCGTTTTTACGGTTCAATGCAGCCCAATATACATCGGCTTTCAGTTTCAACTTATCACTCATTTGAGTTTCCTTTGATTTAAATGCTGACCAATTCAATAGGGGTCAGCTTCCTATATTCTTCAGGTCGCTAGACCTATTGTATCACCAGCTTTTTAGCAGCGTCAATGTAGTATTGGTAGTCAATGTCTTTCCATGTGAAGTCATTGATGTCATTACATGTCCACATACCGTAGCCTTCACCAACCGATATGCGCCTTGGTTCAGCCTCATCCTTGAGTGGTGGCATCACCTTGACCAACTCTCCACCAGCAGTGCAAGCGTAGAACCTGCACATGTTTTGTTGTTGCACTTCAACGCAGCCACCCATCACCATCACAAGCTTACTGCTACGAGGCACCTTCACCCTGAGCATGAAGTCATACTTGTTCTTGTGACCCTTGATATATACATCAACAGGGATACCGTGAAGCATCGCAGCTTCAGCAGCTTTTGGTATGACCAGACCACCTTGGTCTTGATGCCAGCCAAGTCCTTCGTATTGATAAGCACCCTTACGTTTTACTTTACCATCAGTATACACTGCGATATAGTTATTAACGTCACGTATAATCATCTTGGAATAGTATGCATACTCAAGCTGCAAACCAACTTGTTTCTGCCACACTGCACAAATGGTTTCATATTCTGTAACCTTCCGACGAGGCAGCTTCACAGTGATACCGTCAGTGTTGACCTGAATAATGGACAAGCCTTCAATGTCCATCAGCTTATCAGCCAACAGACACAACGATAGCTGACCATTGATGGTGATCGTCATCGTGTATTGCGGGTCGTAGAAGGGGCTGTACTTGTTGTTGCTATCCCCATACACACCGTTCAACGCAAGCTTCAGCATGGCGTTTTCTGCTGTGTTCTTGGCATAGCTTTTACGCTGTTCGTACACGTCCTGATAAATGTCACAGAACTTCTCAGACAAATGCTCAGGATAGACACGGTTGGCAATGGCAATGTTGGGATACATGGACGCAACGTCAGCATCAATAATCATGTACTCATCATCATCACTAACAATCTGTGACTCAACAGATCCGTGAATACCACCAGTGCCAAAGTCGAAACGGAAGCCACCGATTGTAACGTTCAAGTTGGTAGCAACTCTCCAGTTCTTCCAATAGCTGTACTGCTTCTCGCCCTTCTTCTTAGCCTTCAACTCCTCCTCTGACACCCACCCTAATGGATGCAAAGCTTTGAAGCCAGCAACAACCTCGTCGCTTGGTTTGTTGAACCACTTCTGACGCTTCGTCACCATCTCAGCATAGGCAGCTAAGTCACCGAGATCGCTCTCTTCAATGTCAGACAACGCACCCTTTGTTTCTGTCAAAGACTGTGACGCAAACCAATCCAACACAAGCTGAAACTCAGGACGCTTGAAGTCGTAGTAGTTGAACAGGCAGTCTTTGATGTTGATGACGCTGCGCTTGGTCTGGTTCAGATGACGTTCACCCTTCTTACCAATACGATAGCAACTACCCGGCATGTCTTCTTCAAGACGCATGATGAAGTAGTCTTTACCGATCTTCGTATCGTTGTGGTTGAGGAAGTTCCGGTCATACTTAACCGACAACTCTTCACGGAAGTTGATTGAGGCTAAGCATTCTTTGTAGAACAACAACGTCATCTTCACATCGTGCATGTTGTATTTTAACAACACATCTATCTGGTCATCTGTCAGGTCAGAGTGAGGATCGTAGGGTAGGTCAACAATGCTGTCAGCTTTCATGTTGAACTCAAGTGCCTTCAACGATGTAGCTCGTGCAGGGTTATCGAAGTGCATGATTTTGTACAGGTCAATCTGCTGCACATACTGTGACCTGTCATGGATGATGTGCCCAAACCGATCATCACTACCGATGATGCTCTGTGCCTTCTTGTACACCCGTGTAGCCACAGCCTTGCCCGACACAGTGAGTGCCTTCTCAGACACAGATATGAGATCGTGCAGCACAGGATAGTCAAAGCCTATGTTGTTGTATCCCACCATCCTGTGCTTCTTACGCTTGAGTTCCCCGAGAAAACTAAACAGTTTGTCAGCTTCGTTCTTCCGGTGTGAACATTCAAACGACACAACATGCGACTCGTCAGCACTGATCGCTGAGAACGTGAACGCTGTCTTGTATGTCTCTATGTCCCAAATGTAATCCATCTTTCTTGTCCTTGACTTTAGGAAATAGTTTATCACGGTACGCTCTCATCAACGAAGCACTCACGTTCTGAATAGCGTATGCTTCAATCTCATTACCGGGATTTTCTTCACCAATGAACCTGAAGTATTCTTGCACCACATGTACAGCTTCATGTACTAACAATGTTGCAACATCAATACCGTCTACATCAGGAGTAACAGGGATACAAACAATAGTAACCCTGTTCCCTTTAGGGGTATTGAAGTAGTGTGTTGTTGCCAATGATTCAGAGATGAGCCACTTATCCCACTCTGATATTGGCACTTTCAAATATCTCAACGTGCGATGGTAGTCTGCTTCGGTGGTACAGACCTTTAAGAAGTCACCCTCTATCAGCGTTCGGCTTAGCCATATCGTCATCATCGTCCTTCTTAGGTTGTTCGGGTTGTTTATCTCTACCGAAGATGGCATCCCATCGACTAGCCCATTCTTCATCGGCTACAGAACGTGGTCGCTGTGTTGAGCCTTTGCCTCCATCACTCATAGGGAGCCTCCGCTAACTTACGCATAGAATCGGCAAGCTTCGCATAGAGCTTTGCAAGTTCTGTGTTGCCTGCTATGTAGGCTTCACGTTCAAGTTCTTTGTAGGTTTTCATTACGCTCTCCGGTTGTTTAAGATTTGTAACACAATGTTGATACTTTGTACCAACATCATCTGTTCCATTGGGTCAAGCTCGTGATAGCTTGGTGTGGGGGTAGGCCACTTCTTTCTAATGGCTTCCCAATATCGTTCTACGTCATTCATAAAACATCTCTTTGGGGTTCGTCTTCAATCTCAAACATTCTACCTGTCTCTTTGTTGTAGAGCAAGCTACATGCTGGACCAGTGACACCACTGTATCTATTCTTCAACACACGCACACGGGTGGTGTTGCGCTCAACCAAGTCTTCAGCCTGACCATTACGTTCAAGACCAATCACCATGTCACTAAGCTGTGCAATAGATGCAGAGCCACGCAGTTGTGCAAGCGATGTTGCTGCACCTTCTTCATGGCCTTTGTCGCTTGGACGTTTCAAGTGGCTAACCAATATCAAAGCAATGTTGGTTTCTTGCACCAGCATACGCAGCTTGGTCATCACCTCGTCCAATGCTTTACGTTCGTCACCACTCTCTTGACTTGAGATGATGATGGACAAGTGGTCAAGGAACACGTACTTACATGACATACCCTTTGCCAGATAGCGCACACGGTTGACGATGTTCTCAATGCTCGTCGAGCCGAAGTGGTCGAACAGATACAGGCGACCAGTGCCAAGTGTGTTGTCGAAAGCAATCTTCCTGTCGTCCTCGGTCACGGTAGTGTCGGGCAAATGCAATGGTACGTTAGCAGCCAGTGACATCATCGACAATGCTGTCTTACGCACACTCTCCTCAAGGAACATCAGACCAATGTTGTCGTCAGTGTTCTTGATCAGATGCCACACCAACTCACGCAACACTTGAGACTTACCCAATCCACTACCAGCAGTGACAGTGACAAGTTCACCAAGCCTGATGCCGTAGGTTAGTTCGTTCAATCCAGCCCAAGGATACTTGCAATCGGCAGGTGCCATAGGTTCTGACACCATATCCCACAGTGTGCTACCAGAGACAATGCCGTCTGGTACAAAGGGTTCGCTGGCCCACCAACGACTAACATACTGAGCTTCCTTACTTTCGCTGAGCCAGTCACAAGCATCCTTCATATCAGGCAGAGGCTTGAACAACTTGCACTTATTACCGAACAACTCAGCAACTTCTTTAGCAGCTTTCCTACCCGGTTCATCACCATCAAAGTTGACAACGATGGTTTCAAAGCTGTTCAGATATTCATACTGTGCCTTGCAATCTTTCAAGGCAGAGCCTGCACCGTTACGCACAGACACTACAGGCCACTTACTACCTGTCATCTGGAACGCAGCCAGCGCATCGAACTCACCTTCAGTGATGGTGATGTACTTACCACCAGAGGGGTATAGGTTCTGTCCAAACAATGTACCCTTGGTCCAATCTCCAGCAGTAGAAAACTTCTTCTCTGTCACAGGTCTAACCTTGGCTGCAACAAGCTGACTGTCCTTGTCATAGTAGGGGAAGTAGAGATTGTTGCTCTCACGAACAACACCATACTTCTCCATCGTACTCTTGGTGATGCGGCGTTCACTGACCGAGACAGCATTGCCGTTGTTCATTGCTTTGATGAACGACAAATCTATCTCTTCTCTGATTTTGTTTTGCATAATGTCTTTGATGATGATGGTGGTTTCGGTTGCTGGTGTGTGTGTGCTACACACGAAGCAGTAGGTGGAGTGATCATCGTTGATGCTGGCTCCATCACTGGAGCCGCAGTGTTCACAACTAACATGTGTACGAATGAATGCCATAGCTATTTGATGTTAAGCCACAATCCGATTTGAGCAAAGGCATAGCCTGTCCATATCATACCGTTGCTCAGTTCACCCTTGCTCCATTGAAGAACACCAACGACTAGGTAGCCTATACCTGTGGATGCAACAATGACTTGTTCAATGTTCATGTGTTGCTCCTTGCTCTGATGGCTTCCCCGCCTGAGACAGTCGGGTCGCGCACCCATTGATCGTCAGCAGCTTTCGCGCAAGCCTCACGCTCACCAGCACGGGCTTTCATTGCTTGGTCTTGCCAGTAGTGGTGGTCACAGAAGTCGCCTTGGTCAATGCCTTCTTTGTAAAGGTTGAATGCATAGCTTCCGCAGTTAAACTTACCCTGTTTAAATTTGCAGCGTTCCATTGTTAGTCCCACAATTGCTGAAAGTATTTACCGAACAACTCAAAGCCTCGTCGCTTACGTGCGTTGTAGGCATCCAAGCCTTCAAGGTCACACTTGATCTTATCAATCTGTTCCATGATGTTAGCTTCTTCATCCACTTCACTGTGGTCAAAGAACTTATCATCACCAACAGGATCAATGTGTTCTGTCAACGCCCATATCATCTCGTCCAGCACCCACCCCCAACGCTTGTGGAAGTTGTCGTCAATGCCCCATTCGTTTTCCTTCGGTGGTGCTGACGTGCTACGCAACTCTTCAGGTACGTCTTCATCGTCCACCACACCTGAACCACTCTTGGTCAGCTTGAGTTGTTGCAGCAGCGGTGCAGCAATGAGGGCAATGGTGTGGTCGGCGTTGTAGACATCCCACCTGTCTATCATCACATCCTCTTGTCGAGAGCTACCGTCATCGTTATAGGGTCCAATAAAAACTTTCATTTCACACCTGCCTTTGAATAAATATGCATGAGTCTGCTACGAATGACAGCATCTTCACGTTCCTTTGCTAGTCCATACACAGTGCCATGATGGATGTTGTCTTTACGTTTACGTGCCACCACCTCTGTCGCAATCTGTGACGCTGTCTTCGCAGACTGTTTAGCCTTGAAGGAAATGTCATCAGCGAAGATGGATGGTCGTGGGTGTTGTGCCCACAAGAATGGGCTATGTTGATTGCAAGTACAGGTCATGATGGTTCCTTTGGAAAAAATACATTCATTGTCATTGGTGCTGTAGTACGCAACACATTCAACACCATCTGTGCCACCTCACGATGTTCCTTCTGTGTTGTTATATGTAGACGACTGTTCAGATAGTGTATCCAACTACGATAACTACCCACCATGTACATGCGAGACATGGTCAAGCCTTCAGGCAGCAGAGCACGAGCTTGTTCTTTAGCAATGCCACGACTTAGTGCTTCGCTGTACAGATACGTAGCTTCATTGGTCATCCTACCCTGTGCTGCTGCCCACCACACTATCAAGTCAAAGTCGTCTGTCTCTAAAGAGTTCTGACGGTTCTTGTTGTCTTGCAAGCGGCACTCACGGGTGGTGAAGTCACCAAGTTGTGTAGCGTCAGCATATCTTTGCGAGAATTCTTGAAAGCTGAAGCTGCGATGACGTAAGATCTGACGACCAATGTCACGGGTTACATTGATCTCAAGACAGGCATGTGCCATCTCAAAAGGACTGACATGCCCTTCACGCATCATGTACTTGAACAATCCTTCCTTGCTTGGGTTGTCTTGGTTGGTGGGGTTGCTGACCCTTGCAATGTAGGCTAAGTGATTGTCTGTATCGGGGGTGCTCCATACAAGTTTGACGTTGTTCATTTTCTTCCTTAGTTAAACATTGGTTGTAAGTCTCTCATGTCCTGTGCCACCGTTGCACTCTTTAGTGTGTGCCTGATGTATGGTGTTAGGCTTGATGGTGTTGCATGACCTGTCAAACTCATGATGTTGGTGGTTGCTACACCAGCCATCACCATCTCTGTCACAGCAGTGCGGCGCAAGTCCATGAGTTGTAAATCTTCAGGCAACTGAGCCTGTTCCATTATAACCCTGCCAGCCTTAGCCAAGCCCTGCAAACTGTATGGCTGTAGTGTGCCAGCAACAGTGCGTTGTGTAGGAAAGACATACTGCTGCCAGCCTAGCTCAGCATGTTGTTGCTTCAACATTTGTTGCAGGTCTTGAGGCAGCGGGATAGACACCCTCGCCCTGCGCTTGCTCTGTGTCAGCGACAACGTACCAGTGTCAACATCGTAGCTGTCCCATGTCAACAGACGCATGTCACCAAGACGTTGTGCTGCACAGTATGCTGTATAAATCAACAGTCCTAAGCTACGTGTTTCAAACTTGCTGAACGCCACAGTCATGAAAGCTTTGATGTGTTCACGCTCCCATGTCACACGCCGTGGCTTGCTTGTTTGTTTCTTCACAGCAGTGAAGGGGTTGAAGGTGGTGAAGCCATTGCGAATGGCATAGCTAAACAACAGCCTATACACAGCCAGCACATGACTAGCCAAGCTAACACTGTGTGCAGCATGTAAGTCGTAGATGCGCTGCATGGCTGGTGTTGTCAGGTCTTGCAGCCTGCTGGCATACAGCGTAGTGTGTGTTGCTTTGTCACCTGCCCAACGCTTGAGGTAGTAGCGATAGTCTTCCTTGCTCTTAACTGACAGCTTGGCGTAGTCGATGGAGTTGATGTAGCTCTTGACTAGGTCGATCACTGTACTCTTGGTTGTCAAGTTTTTCAGGTAGCGATGTTCCTTGCGCCAGTTGTCCAACACATCGTTGTACTCATTGGCTTTGTTGATGGCATCGACTAGACCAGTGCCAAGACTTTCACGCTTGACAACGCCAGCTTCAACAGCGTCAGCGGGTGGGTTGTATCGGTAGCTGATGACACCGTTGCGGTCAACGATGGTCATGTAACGGGCTAGTTTCATGTGTTGCTCCTTGCGCGGATGGCGGCAACTACACGGTCGCCAAGTTCTTCAGCGTCACCCCATGTGACTAACCCGCCTTGGCGCATCAATGCAGTCCAATCAATGCTTTCAACAAGTGCCTCACGCTCGTCAGCACGGACAAGCTCGGTAAAGCGGTCGAGGTTCATGCTTCCAGTGCAGGGAAGCTCGTTACCAACCTCCTCCAGCCAACCTGCTTCCCTTGCCATTTCAATTACGGTTTTCATTTCTTTCCTTTAAGTCTGTCATAGCAGTGCCAGCACATGTATCCGTGACCCATGACATGCCACCATGTGTATGTCATTGGACTGTTGTTATATCTGTTCTTCAAACAACATGGGCATTGCTTGATCTTCATGTGTTCTTCTCCTTAAGTATTGCTTCGGCTGATCGGATGCAGTCGGCTCGACTTCCTCCGTAGTCGTTGTTCAGAATGATTACTATATCCTCATGCGTCAGCCCAACCCAAGGGCGCTGTGCTGTGGGATAAACAAGATGACCGCCGTCTACGTAGTGCTTTGCTACAGGCTCTTGCTGTGCTGGCTGCTCTGCCAGTGCAGCTTCAATAATTTGTGCAGCGTTCCCATATTTGATTTGTGATGCAACCTCAGTGTCAATGTTTCTTATGTACTCCAACGCCTCCAGCGCCAGCTTCATTGCTTCGCGGCTCATGTGTTTCTCCTTGTTTGTCGGGTGTAAGCTTGGGAATAATGCATGTTGTCGTTCATCCACTATTATTTGTTACCCATATCGTACAGTTTGTTTGCAATGGCTAACAACTCGTCATGCTGTACCAGTTTGTCGAGCCATCGTTTAGGGATGGCATCATACCCATACAACCTACCAGCAACCATACCAGTGACAGCACCAACTGTGTCAGCGTCATGTCCAAGATTGACAACACCAACCAGTGCATCTTCAAAGTTGCCATTACGCATGGTGTATTTCCACGCATTGGTGTAAGCATACATGATTGAACCGCCACCATTATCTGGTCGTGTTGTCGTCCACTGACGCAGCATTGCATACTCAGGCAGCATCTTACCTACATACATCTCATGAGCAAACGCAGACATGTAGTCGATGGTGTCGGCATTACCATGTGTCAACAACGCAGTGGCAACACTGTGACCAATACACTTACCAAGGTTGTTGTGATTGGTAAGGATGGTTGGTGCGGCTCTCATAATCGAACCATTACCCGAAGCCATAGCGTTTGCTGAGCCACCATAGGGACGATTGTTAGACGAAGCACTCAGCGCTTCAGCAGTAGTAGTTCCAATATCAAAACAATAATCACGAGTACCGAATGTTCCATTGTTTCTCCATCGCTTGAAGTTTTGCATGATGATGGATGGTTCAATCCGTTTGTGCTTGATGTAAGCATCAGCAATGCATACCGCCATAGCACCATCGTCTGTCCACTCTCCCGGTGCTGTCTTGTGTACACCACCACCCACCATGTCAGTTGTGTACGGTACATCTAATGTTGGTATGAATTCCAACGGTGCGCCGAGTGCATCACCGATAAACAAACCCATGAACATACCAATTGCGTTGTCTTTTTGCATGTAACATTCCCTGTGCATACTAACATGTGTAATGTTAGATGATGTTATTGATGTTGCTGGTTACGTTATCCAGCGTAGCATTTTGGTAGCTACCGAATTACCCAAGGGCTACGCTTCCTTGATGCGGCATGTCTCTCCATGCTGTCACCGATTGTTCATCAAAAAGAACCCCATAGCGGTCAAGGCCATCAACAATTACGCTGTCACAAACTCGTCTGCAATGTTCCACAATGCGGTGTTGATACGCACAGCTTCCTTGATGGAAGACACTGGTCGAGCCTTACGCATGATGCCTTCAGGGTGTGACTCAGTGATGGAGCGAATCATTGCATTGCCACGAACCACACCTTCTTGAATGCGGTTGAACACAGTCCAAGCATCGTAGCCTTCGTCACCATTGCGGCGCACACTCATCACATCCTTGACTGTCTGTGCCACAGCATAAGCACCACGCTCTTGACCTGTGTAGTCATCCCAACGGGTAGCTACACCAGCAATTGCCATGTCATGCACTTGACCAACAGACAACGACACACCACGCATCGTATCAATGCGGCCCATCAACTCAGGCAATGTAGCCACTGTGTTGCGGAGCATCTCTTCAAAACCATTCAATGCCCTGCTGTGGTAGATGCGAGACTGAAAGCCATCACCTGCCACGATGCCATTGGAGCAGATGAAACGGAACGCACCAGCATAGAGCTTCACAGACCCTGTGCCATCGTGAGAGTTGTACAAGATAATTTCAGGACGAATGTCACCAGCTTCGATGATGTCAACAGTGCGGCTGAATGCCAACATGTGAGCAGCATGTTGAGGGCTGGCAGTGCGGCTACGTTTCTGTGCAGCCTGTGTTGGTAGGTAGCCATAGTCTGCCATGATGGGCAGCACATCGCTGGTGTTGAGTGATACGTAACGGTCTGTCAAGCGGTCTGACTTGGTCACACTGAATGCAGCAGGAGCACGATGGTGGATCTGTTCCACTGT